AGTTAAAACAGTGTCAATTGGTATAATCATCTTCTTATCTTTAGATAAAATCAACCAAGGGAAAAGTGTAACATTTATACCAACATCACCCTGCAGTTTTTCCTCTTCAGTTATAAATTCTTTTTCTGTAATTTCATAAGTATGAGGATTTTCAAGTAAATATGCGTGTGCTTCCTCTTTACCTTCTGCTACTAGTTCTTTCATATCAGATATGATTTGCTCACCAGTTTTAAGTAATGTAATTTTGACTGACATTTTTTTATTCTCCTTACATAATTATAACATAAAAAAAGAGGGTGTCAACACCCTCTTTGAAAAAATATGTAAAATATGAATTACATAAGGTTTGCAACTTTAACTCTTCTGTAGTATACGTTGCTGTTACGTGAAAGAACACCAGGTGTGGTGAGTGTTGCTCCCTTAGCAAATGGGTTTGCAACAATTCCGTAACGAGTTTTGAATCCAATCTTTGGCTGGAAACTGTCTGCTCCCACACTACGTACCATCTGTAGAGGAACGTATGGGCAGTAGAATATACCTGCGTCATAAGGTGATGTACCTTTATAACCTGCAACATAGTACTGTGAAGCAGCTACGTTTGCAGCATATGGGTCGATGTAGACTCTGAACTTACCTGCAAGAACACCAGCAAATGTATTACCTGTGTCATCTACATTTAAGTTTGCATTTAACGCTGGTGTGTAATCAAGTACACCTGCCATTGTTAATGCTGAAGCAACGTCTGCGGAACATAGGATCATGTTACCCTTTCCACGACGAGTTCTTTGTGCGATTGCGTTAGCATCTCTTTCGATTTGGAAGATCAAACCTTTGAACTTCTCAACTGACCATCTTCCGTTGGAATCTGTGTCTAGGTCGAAAGCACCTGCTGTTGCAACGTTTGTTTGTGCACCAGACTCAGCAACCTTATAGATTGTTCTGATAACTTCTCTGTTGATCTCTGCAAGAATCTCTGTTGAAAGAATGTTTGCAAGTTCTGCTTCAGCATTCAATCCGTGGATTGCTTTAAGATCTTGAGCTAGTTCTAATGAGTACTCAGCTTTGAGAGCTCTGGACTTCGCAGTCACAGTAACTTTCTCGATGCTGAATGCCATCTCGTTGAAAGCATTAGAAGTAGCATCGCCCATCTTCTCAGCGTCATCAGTACGCATACCTTGTCCAGTTGGATAGGTAACTGCAGTCTGAGAACCTTGTGGGTTAAGAGCAGCTGGGTTTGAAGCATTTGTTAAACCAGTACCACCAGTTGTACCGAAACCAACTGATCCACCTGAGAATCCGTTAGATAGGTTTCCACTGTTGTTCTGTGAAGAGAACGCAGTATTTGGTTCGTTGAATAGTGCTTCTGTTCCGTCTTGAGTGGAGAATCTAGATCTCATTGCGAAGATCAGACCAGTAGGACCAGACATAGGTTGTACACCACAGATATCGTATGCTACCAAGTTAGGCATAGCACGACGAATCAATGAGATCAATACAGGGTCGAAACCTGCAAGACCTGCAGTATTACTGTTTCCGAGTGCGGATCCAGCTGGAGACACAGTACTTGCGCCTAGAGCGTTCACAGCAACTTCGTTAAGCATTCCACGCTCTTCGCGAAGGAATCTTTCTTGGTTTTCTAGAAGAACAGCGGTAACACTTTTTCTATAATTGTCTTTAATGGAGGCAGCGCCTTCATGACCTAGAACAGGTGCCCACTTTTCCTGTAGAGATTTTGCATTAAACATTTGTTTTTAGCCTCTTATTTGGGAAAAATTAGTTTGTTTATTATGATTCAGACCAGCGTTGCATAGCATTGATGTATGCCGCCATTGCTGGGGATACATTTTCCTGCTCAACTGGAGTTTCTTCACTCTCTTCTCTCGCAACAACAGGTGCGTTGGGGAAGTAGCTCTCTTTAAGTGCTTTAACTTTCTTTGTGTATTCCTCTTCGGATACAAAGTCAACACCCTCAGCAAGAGTAGCGAGTTTGTCTTTCTGAGTATCTACTAAACCTTCGCTAATAGTATTAACGATGACTTTCTTAGCAGATTCATTAAGACGGGTTTGAAGTTTCACATTGGACTTGACCTGTTCGTCGAGTCTTTCTTCCATTTCACGAATTGTATCAGCCATACCTTCTACCGCATCGACTTTATCGTCGGGGATAGTAATGTAGTGCTCTTCAAAGAGATTTTTTAGACCTGCGATGAAGTCTTCAGTAATCTCATTTCTGATTCCACGGTCAACTGCAACCTGATTAGATTCCATCCATTGACCAATGGCGTAGTTCACAGTGCCGTTAACTTCCTCTGAAAGCTCTGCTTTAGCAGCAGTTACTTGCTTATCGAGTTCATTAGCAAAGTGTTCTACAAGCTTGTCGTACTCTTCAGATAGTTTTGCCTTGATAGCAGCCTCGAAGATAGTCTTCGCTTTCTCGGCAAACTCATCAGAGAGTTCGGTTCCTTCTAATAATGCCTTAACGTCGTCAGATACGTCAACGCTTTCATACGATGGTTTGATAGGATATGTTATATCAGGACCTTTACCTGTTCCGTATGAAACATCAGTACCAATAGAAGGAGTGGTACCTTGGTCGCCTGCATCATTAATGTTAGATGTTTGAGCAGTTCCATCACTTTGTGCAGCAGCAGCACCAACAGGAGCAGCAGCTTTAGATCCAGGATTGTCTTCACCTTCATCGTTACCATCTGGTAATGGACCACCATTATCAGTAACTGACTGACCTGAAGGTGCAACCTCTGTACCTACGGAAGGTTGAGGATCTTTACCGCCTTTCGCACGGTTAGGTTCACCACTAATGCCACCACTTGGAGCAGCGGGATTTGCTGGTAATACAGAAGCTGTTACAGTAGGCATTGGGTCGCCTTCTGCAAGGGTTACCTTTTGCTCACTAACGAACTCCGCGAACTTTTCGTTTAATACATCTGACATTTGAGTTTATCCTCGTGTTTCGTATGAATAGTCTATAGTTTATTTATTAAATTACAATCCTGAAAGGAAATCACCAAAGACTTTGAGGGTTCTTTCCTCTAGATCTGCACGGGTGCTATCATTCATGTAACTCTGGTATTTAGCAACTTTTGTCTCCTTTAGGATACCGTTGTTCCATACCCATTCCTTTCCTTCCATGATACCATTTACAAATGCATCTGGCGCGGAAGGATCTGCTACTATATCAGCAGCAGTTGCAAGCATGAAGTCATCGCAAACTACGTTGCAATCTTCACGCTGGTCGATGCTTCCCATTCCACGAGAGGAAACACCTAGTTGAACTCCCTCACCAAGGAGGGACTTAGCAATCTTACCCATTGGTGTATCAAGTATTTGTGCTTTACCAATAAAGTTATTGCCTTCTGCCTTGAGTGAAGTAATTCTGTGTGATACTCTATCGAGATTCACAGTAGGACCATCAGGATGACCCAACTCACCTAGAGCACGTTTACTTTTAACATACTCTTCATTATAGCGATTGACTTCTTTTTCAAGAACACTGAAAGGATACATGCGACCGTTACGGTTTTTTAACTCCGACTGGAGAAAAACACCTTCAATGTATAACTTTTTATCGTCACCAGTTCCTTCGGTGACTAGTTTTACATCTTCAATTTGTTCCGTTATCAGTTTCATCTGGTAGTGCCTCTGCTGGTTCGTCAAAGAAAGTTTTCGCTACAACCTGTTTGTATGACGCCATAGCGTCTGCTGCTTTTGAGAACAGCATATCGTTGATGGCGTTGATTGCGTCTGCTCTGTTACCGTTCTCGATCTTATCGACAACGTTCATAACTTCGCTTTCTGGGTTAGATTGTTCCATAGCTTGTAAGATTATTTAGCATTACTAGAGGTTTTAGTGGGAGCAGGTTTTAATTTTGCTTGCTCTTTTGATGCCTCAAGGGATCTTTCGTGTGCATCATCTGCCTGTTGTGCAGATATTTCTGGTTGATATGCAGTGTTCTGACGATCCATCATATCAAATGTATTAATGTCCGCAGGATCCATAACTATTCCAGCATCAATTTCTTTAGACATTAACTTATCCTGTTCTTTAATCTCCTCATCCTTATGTCCAAGGATAGATCTACGAATATAATCTACAGAATAATATTTACCCACAAATGCATCCATTTGTGTTACGAGATTGATTCTTGAAGTCTCCATCTCGAGTTCTTTCAACTCATTGAAATGATTATCATGAATATAGTCATATTGAATATGCTCAGACATATCATCCCAATCTTCAGGAGCAATAACTCCCTTCAGGATAAGTTGAGTCTTAAGAGTATCGTGGAAAATTCCACTAAATCTCTTACGCAGTCTTCCAATAAACTTAGTAAACTTTAATTCGTCACGAAGAACCTCAGTAGATTTACCAAGGTTAAATCCTTTGTTATCATCTGTAAGACGAGATGGAGGTAGGTTTAAACTGTTGTAAAGTTTCTTCTTAAAGTATTCTACATCCTTGAGTTCACCTAGGTTTTGTCCACCTGGTAAAGTTGTGATCTCGGTTCCGCGACCACCTTCTCTACGAGGTAACCAGAAATCTTCTAGCATACTCATATGCTTTTTGTCGTCACGAATTTCACCAGTAGCAGCATCGTAAACTAATTTGTTACGATAGCGAGCCATAACATCACGAAGGTATTGCTCTGCCTTTACTTTAGGCAAGTTACCAACATCAATGTAAAAAATTCTACGCTCTGGAGCACGGGATAATCTGTATATAACAAGAGCATCTTCAATCATTCTCAATTGATTGAGTGACTTAATTCCTTTGTGTAAGAAACTTAGATGCATTCTCTTGTTCATATCCTGCAGACCAGAATGAACATATGTTATTGCATCGAAGGCAATCTTAATTCCTTGGTTACTTGAAAAATCACCAGTACCAATCATTGCTGATTGTCTACCGTAACCTTTTGGATTGTAGACATAATAATCAACGTAGTCACCCCACTCATGTTCGAGTGCTGTTCCGCGAATCGCAAGAGGATCCACTTGATCTACTTTCTTGATTTTTTGTCTGACCCTTCTAATTTTTAGAGGATCAATATAACGAAGTTCAGTGATACCTTTCTTAGGGTCTTTAAGATCAATTACCTTATGGTAATAGGTTCTACCATCAACATACCAGTTACGGATAAGTTCATGTGCCCTCATATCAAAATTGAGAAGGCGTTTGACGTACTCAAACTCTTCTCGTATACGCTTCTTAACTGAAGCTCCAACCTGTAAATTGGTTAGATCAATATTTACACATGTATCATTGGAGTCACTAACAACAAACTCATTAACGATATCATCAATCGCAGAGTCACACTCTGGATGTAGAGACATATCTCTATATCTCTTGATAAGATCATACTCGTTTCTTGCTTGAGCATCCGTTTCTACATACGTCCCAAAGTAACCACCAGCTGCGACGTTTACTCCGTCATCAGCATTTGGCGGGACAGGAGATTGACCCCTGCCCTTTTCTTTGCGGTTAATTTGAAATCCGAATAATTGACTCATTGTGTAATTACACTATATCTCAACTATTCTATTTATACGCCCAGAAATTAGTCGTCTACCGCGATAGATGGTGGACTAGTTTCTGCTGCTGGTCCTGCGTCTGCAGTCCAGTATGATAACTGGAATTCAACTGTAAATTCAGAGACCTGATCGTTACTATCATATGCAAGATCAATCTGAGAAATATTAGTTGGGAAGCAATGCCAGAGTTTGTACTCTCTAACAACACTACCGTTATCAGTAGCATCTTTCTCTAGTTGTTTAACTAGTAGATGAGCCATGTAACCTTGTCCACTTGTTTCAGGTGTGAATAGTGCAGACTTGTTACCAGCGTGTGAATTTATTTCGCCCATCCATTCTTCCATGAAAGCACGAATTCTCATGTCCTCATCGTTGACGAATGTTGCAGTCCAAGTGTCGAATGTACGATCACCTGCAATCTTAACAGTTCTTCCTCTGAAGGGAACTTCGATAACACCCAAGTTGGATGCTGGGAGTGCTGCAGATTTACAAAGGATGTTAGTAAGATCAACGTCTGTACCACCCTTGGCGAGTGTTCCTGGAAACTCAAAGTTAACCACGAACATATTAGGCTTAACGCCTTGCCTGATTCTCTGCAGAAACTCATTTACATTAGAGTTAATAGCCATTGTTTTTTTCCTTTAGTTAAATGAATTATCAAGCTTGTCCGACTACTTCACTGAAAGCAACTCCAGATCTAGTAGCAACAAAGGACAGGGTGATGTAATTGATTGAACGTGTTGGTTTTACAAATACTTCAGCAACAAATTCATTTCTATCAATTACGGATGCGGTGTTGTTTGATTCATCACAAACAACTAGGTAATCAGTAATACCTCTCCTTGCCTGAACCTCAGTGAGGTAGGAAGAAAGCGCATTGGTGAAACCAAGTCTTGTGGTCTCATCATTTTGCTCAAAGAGTACACCCTTAGCGAGTGATTCTGCTCTCTTCTCAATGTTGATGAAGAGACGACGAACGTTAATTCTGTCGAATGCAGAAGGTGAAGACAGTGCAGTCTTATCACCAAAGAGTGTGATACCTTGACCAGGGAAAGAAACAATAGGATTGATTCTTGCTTGATAAAGTTCATCTCTATCTGCAGCAGTTGGGTTGAATGCAAGTTTAATTGCATTACGAACTCCACCTCTGGATAACCCAGCAGGAGAGAACCAGTCATCAAGTGTTGCAGAAGTAGAAACACACAGACCAGCAACGTCTCCGTTACATGGGATGTATCTGTACTTATCGTTGAAACGATCGTAGAAGTACTTGAATCCACTGTCTAGAACTGTGTAAGAACTAGATGATATAGCAGAGAAGAAAGCGATTGTGTTAGTTTTCTGTTGTGCTCTTGATAGAGTTACAGTACCAGAAACCTGATTCTCTTTATATGCAGATAGGAAAGCGATTGCATCTTTTCTTAGACCAGCGATTGTTGCACAATATGCTGCCTTAGTTTTAGCATTTGCTTCTGTTCCACCAGGGATTCCTCCACCCATTAGGATGAAGTCAATGTCTGTACTTTCTTTATCAGAGAATAGATCTAAACCAGATTCAAATTCTCCGTTAGTGTATTCATAATCATCAGTACCGCCTGTTAGAGTAGTCTTAACTACGCCACTAAGTTTCATCCACATCGTTCCACTTGAAGGAGATGCAGAACCCCATGCAGTACCTGCCTGAGTTGTAGAAGGTGCATGTGCTTGTGTTACAGCAGATCCAGCGTAGATAAAGTCAGAAAGAAGTTCTAACTGGTCTACGTAGTATGCTGATCCACCTTCACCATTTTTACCATCTGTTAATTTGGAAAGGAAAGTCATTCTCTCAACGATGCTTCCTTTACTACCAGATACAGATCCGTCTCTGTCCACAACAGCGATGTGTACTTCATCGTAGTAAACACCTTTGTCTGCAGCGTATGCAGATGTACCAGGACGAGGACCGATAGCAGAAAGACGAGTCTCGCCACTTCCTGCAGCACTCTCTTGTCCATCAATATTAGTATTTGTCCACCAGTCGTATGCTTCTGTGATAGCGATTGAAGTATCCTGAACTGCACCGATAGTTAATGTACCAGTTGCACCACCAGTTTGTGTGACTGTTACAACATCGTTTGCTTCATAGAGTGTACCACCACCTGCGTTAACAACGCCAGTGATAGGACCAGTAACTCCACCAGAAGGAATTGTGAATGTTGCGTTAGCACCAGCACCTGTGATTGTGATTACATCGCCTTCTGCATAGTTTGCATCACCAGCAGTATTGATTGCTACACTATCAACAACACCACCAGTAGCAGTGAAGTCAACAGTTAGACCTGCGCCAGTTCCAGTAGATGTTGTTGCAACTCCAGTTCCTGTTGCTGCGTATCCAGAACCACCAGCAGTGATAGAACCGAGAGCGTTAACTGTACCAGTAGAAACTGTAATGTTGACTGTTAATCCAGATCCATTACCACCTGTAGTTGCTAAACCAGTAGCAGATTTATATCCAGTACCACCTGTTGTTACTGCTAAAGTTGTTGCTACACCAGTATCAGGAGTGTCTAGGGTATTTGTTGTAGTTAGCAGAGTTGATGGATCATCAAGTATAACAGCTGCAGTGTATGAACTAGAGTCCCAACTAAGAACTTCTGCTGTCTTACCATTTGAGAATGTTAAGTTAGTACCAGCAACCATTCCTGCGGGAACAGATGAGAATGTAATATACTGGTCTGCACCACGGTCGGCAACCACAACGTCTAGTGCGTTACCATGTGTACCTGCGGTTTTTGCTGCGAATTTCCATGCAGGATTACTTCCTTTAATTCTAGAAGAGTAATCTGTGCCGTTTTCGATAATTGCTGCTGCACCTGCATTGACTGCTCCAGTCTTTGCACGAACAACAGAAAGACGTCCACCATAGTTCAAAAACTCAGATGCAACGAAGAAATCGTCTGCATTAGAGTCACCTGGTGATCCGAATGTTTCTATTAGTTCTCTCTGTGAAGAGATCGTGATGACTTCATTAATCGGACCCTTCTGAAAAGTTGAAACAACTGCAGCAGTAACTGCTGAAGAGTTCACAACTGTACCAGCTGTAAGGTCGCGTTCCTTAATGACTACACCAGGCGAGATTTGACTTGCCATGTTTTTCTCCTGAAAAAGTACCCAAATTTTTGTCTACAGTTATTTATTATTTTGGATGCTTTAGATGGGGAAACAGTACATGAACACACTACCAATCAGGATAATCTGCTAGGTATGGAGGTAAAGGTCTAGGTCTATTCTTCTTTTTATTTTTCCTAGATGCTGTAACTCTCTTTACAGTACAGTCCTTACACTCGTAGGAATATCCAGAAGGTAATCCTTTCTTATGTTTCCTTACAAGATAGAAATCTTCAATTAAAACCTTTTGTTGACCACATATCCTGCATCGTCTTTCTTTGAATAAAAGATGTTCCAGACTGAACTGATCTCCAATATCCATCAGTAGTTCCACATATAACCAACTTCTTCTTGCTTATCTCCATATTCCCACAGGTTTCCGTCTGCGTCCAAGAAGGTATCATCACCCATACCATCATCAACAAACCCAAAGGGAGCCATGTCTTGCTCAATTTGATTACGTTGTTCTTCATATATCCTCCTACGAACATCTTGATCAGTCATTTCTTTGAAGTAGTCTTGCATGACTAACCATGCAAACAATACCATACACATAACAAGGTCATCATGATATCCCTCGTCTGCTTCCCACGCCTGTTTCTTTTGTACAAACGTGGTAAGTTCTTGGAAGATATTAAAGTCATTGAACAATAACTTGTCTTCTTCAATAATTGCTTTGAGATTAGCACAACCAATTTTCTTTACGGTCACACTCATCTTAACACCTAATTGTGTTTTTGATCCTGAGAATCCTTGCCCCACGACTTGACCTGCTCGCCCACGCATAGCACACATAAGAATGTTAGGATATTCAAGATCGTAATTAAGAGTAGCAGCGATAGAGTCTCCAATGTCGTTTACCTCAACTAAAATGTACGGACTATTATATTCTTTTGCAACCTGAAAAATTACCGAGGGAAACAGTACAGGCTTAATCTCATTATTTCTGTATTTCGCAACGATCTGATACGGCATACTGGTGATATCAAACACGATGAAAGCAGAATAGTCGCCACCGATTCCTCGGGCAACGTCAACAGTAATGATATATTCGTGATCTTTTTCTGCTCTCGTAAAAACGTCAAGTCCTGCATTGCTACTAATTGGGTCAGTGAAAGGGATAGTTTGGAGTTTCGATGGACTGATTAATGTATCAGCAGATCCAAGGAAGTCGCATTCAAACTCCTGTGCGAACTGTCTCTTAGAAGTGTTCTTTATAGTTTCTTCTTTCCATTTTGCATCTCTACCTGGAACTTGAGACCAGTGTACTTCGTTTGTAACATAGTTATTTTTACCACGTCTAGCATCTTCCCACATCTTATAGAAGTGGTTCATACCATTTGGTGTAGATATAACAATTACTTTAGTTGACCTACCAGAAGTAATAGTAGGATAAACCGAGGCAAAGAATTGCTCTGCGACGTGGTTAGGGACGAATGCAAACTCGTCAAGGAATAGAATGTTAAAGGACATACCTCTAACTGCACTAGCAGAGGTAGAAGCAGCCAATATTTTAGATCCGTTTTCGAGTTCGACATTACCCTTATTCCATACTAAAATTCCATGTTGCATCCATTTTGGTAGATTCTCATACGCTAGTTGTAACCTACCTAATAGTTCTCTAGCAGTAGATGCTTTGTTTGCTAGGATACCTATATTTACACTATCATAAAATATAGCATAATATAATAGGTATGCAACCACAGTCGTAGATTTACCAGTCTGTCGTGGAAGTTTTGCTATATTGAACCTGTGATTATGAAAGTCTTGTAAAATATCTTTTTGAAAATCATACATGTTAAAAGGTACTAGACCTTCATCAAGAGAAATGATTTTTATATAATTGGTAGCAAAGTATATTGGGTCTTGCTTACACTTGACCCATTCTTTTATTTGTTTCTTTGTAAACTGAATCTGAGTACCCGCTTTTTTTAGATTCGGGTTACCTAGATATATTTCATTTGTAGACACAACAAATACTAGTTCAACATTATTATTTAGATAGCATAAGGAAAGAAGAATTCATCCATCATAAGATTAGCATTATCTTCACCAAAATTACTAGTCATGTATCCTAAGATAGGATCTAGTTTTTTCATGTAAGTATCAAAGTCTTGATAAAAACTTATGTCTTCTCCAGTAGGTTTTGCATCATCAATCATCTTACGATAGGTTTCAAGATACAGTCTAAACTCAGGTAGATAGTAATCAACTTCACTAAAGGTACAATACCTTACAAAAATATTCTTTGAAAAATAATAAAGTAATG